TCACTTTTCTTCTCCTTTAATAAAATACCATTCGGCAATTTGTTTCTTAGTAAAACCATAATATTCTAATGTAGTTAACAATGTTTTATTTTCACAACCATATTGTTGTAACATATAAACTAACTCAGCAATCGTAGCAAACAAATTGTATTTTTTAAGTTTCATACTATTCTCCTTTTTCTTCTTGAATACTGATAGCAAGTTTTAATAGATACTCGACTTGGTTTTGTAAACTGCGGACATCTCGTTTTGCCAAAGCACGAACAACATTCATAAGGTCAATAGGCATTCTAATGCGGATTACTTCCGTGCCTTCGTTTTTGATTTCTTCCATTTTGCTTTTCCTCCTTTCTTTTTAGTTTCGGTTGGGTTGGTTGTTTTGTTCATACTCATAATCATATACATAATTTGAACTCGTGCTGGTATAACTTCGTCCATATTACATTTGTCACAGCATTGTCCTTCGGCACTAATTGGGTCAGCGTTGTGTCCGTAACCTGTAAATTGTTTTCCGCAAATTACACATTTCATATTATTTACTTTCCTCTTCCTTAATCTCAATGATTTCATCGTTGTCAAGATGTATTCCGTATTGTTGTAAATATGTTTGTTTCAAAGTTTTTATTGCATCTAATACATTTATTCCTTCTACTCCAAAATTAGTCCAAACGATTTTTACTGTTGCGTAATATGTTTTTACATCATTTTTCTTTTTCATATTATATTCCTTTCATAATCCAATGAGGTTTAGGTCTATGCGTCCACGAGAACAAATGTCGCTTGTCGTTATTGTAGTATTGTCTGTAAGCAGTAACTGCGTTTTTGTTTTTGTATGTGTCAGGCATTGCTTGGGCAAATGGTGTTAATTCCTTGCTCGGTATGTTGGTTGGTAACTTGGTAAGATATTTATATATCTCGCCAGTAGAATGCGAACCGCCATAACGCAATTTGAACTCGGTTAATAAGTGACGCAGTAAATTGAGTGCCCATTTATAATTGGCATCGCTTTGGCGAACCCATACAGCACAAGGGTGGTTATAATACGCCTTGCGATAGAGTTTGGTATTGGCATAATTTGAATTGTCTAACATATGATGGGCGGTAGATAGTAACTGTGCTGTTTCTAAAATCATCTTAACAACGTGCTTGTCGCAGTGGTATCGTGCTGCTTTTTGCGGGTCGGTGTGTAAGACAAAGATGTTCATAAGTCATTTCCTAAATTAGCAACACCTTCTAATGCGTCTTCGTTTGCTATCCAGTCAATAATTTTCATTATCAACTTTCTAAACTTAACTCGGTCTTGAATTGAAAGATAATTTACATCTATCTTTTTACCTTTCAAATCTTTTACGACTACTTCAAACTTCACAATGTCTAACTCGTCTACTTTTGGTTTATCCATATATAAACCCTCCTGTCTAAATTATATATGATTATTAACATTTAGTCAATAAAATCTTATCATAATCTTATCATTGAGTTACGATTAATATGGGTTAGGTTATGGCGTAACTTAGTTAGGTTATCGTAGGTTATGAGGTAGAAGTTCCCGTCGCTAAACCGAACTGCTAATCCACATCTGCCATTGCCTTTGCTAAGTAACATTTGAAAAGCGGTATGTTGATTTGGTTCAATTCTTTCAAGGTCAAACAATTCTCCACTCTCAACATTTTTCACATCGAGGAACCAAGTGATATTGTCCTTTGACATAACTACATCAAATGGTTGTCCATTTTGATTGTAGGCAAGTATATGCACCCACCACCCTTGTTGATACATATACTGGGCAAACAACTTTTCAGTTTCGTTGCCTATTTGTTTATTTGATTTCTTCATTCTTCAAACTTGCTACGATAGATGACTGTTGTAAAATCTTCTATATGTTCAATAGCAACCTCCTCGTCATTTGGAGTTTGAAGAAAACTTGCTTTCTTTAATAGCATTAACTTGCCTCTTAAAATCCTTAAACCGAAATGAGCAAGGTGTTCTGTTTTTATATTTTCTACAATAAATGAAATGGTTGATTTTGTTTTTGGCATTAGCATATAAGGAATATCGTGTTCGGTTAAATAGTTTTTTGCCTTGGCATATAGACCGTGTGCTTTTGATTTGTTTTGAAAGAACTTCATTTTATTTTTTTCCTATCTTGGTTAATAACCATATATTCATAATCTATATAAACGCTTTCTAAGTAACTTAGTGTTTCTTTGGTAACAGTTTTATTTTTATTATATCGTTTCATAAGATTATAAATGAACTTTAATTTTTGCTCTAATGTGTAATTCATACTTTGAACTTGTCGAAAGTATATTGCGTTGTATCTTTGTTTAATCTAACATTGATATACGCAATACCTTGTGACCTCCTTTTCTTTTCAAATCTTTTACCCATTTCTTTTCCAAATCTTGTAAGTGGCATTAGGTATTCGTTTCCACGCCTTGCCCAGTCACTGTAAACTTGGTATACATCGCTAACATTAGTTTCCCAACCTGGAACAATACTACAACATTCATCTATAAATGTATTAATGATGTCCATTTCGTTCTTATAGTCCTTCGTTGCTTCTTCAACAGTTGATGGACTTTCTAATCCTTCTTTAAGCCATTTAATAGTTCCTTGAACCGCCCAATTAAATATCTCAGGTAATTCTTTTAATAGTTTGGCAGTCAAATCTCTATCTTGTTTTTCTTTTGGCAATTTCATTTCAAATGGTATTAAGCGTATGCGTCGCCATATACCTCCGTCTGTGCCTCGAATAACTGGGCGATAATTTGTTGCTAACCATAACTTAAACTCTGGTCGGAACTCAAACTCTTTTCCGTAAAGGAACCGAGCAGTAATCTTGTCGCCACCTGTAAGTTGTTTAACAAGTCCTTCGTTGAACTTGCTACCTTCGTTAGGTTCGCCAGTAGTAACTAAACGAGCACCTTTTAATCTTGCCAAATCGCTTGACGCAGCACCTGGCGTTTTGTTGTATAAAATAGTATCTACTTGGGCATTAACTGCGTAGTCGCCTAACAATGTTGAAATCACATCAAGGAAAACGGATTTACCATTAGCACCATCGCCATAGCAAATGAACATACATTGCTCTTTGATAGAACCTGTAATCGTGTATCCTACTGCCTTTTGGATAAAACCAATTAACTCTTGGTCGTTGCCAAATATTTCGTTTAGAAACTTTAACCATAGTTTAGGTTCCTTGTCCGACACATTGATAGGTATAACTTTACTCATCATAAAATCTTTATGGTGTTCAAGCATCTTGCCTGTTGATAAATCTACAACTCCTGAAAGAGTGTTAATAAACTTCTTGCTTTTATCAAAGTCAGTATTATTAACTGGCAACCCTGGTAAATGTATGCTTTCTTTTAGCATTGCTTCTTTGCCTCGTGATGAGTAGGCGTGTTGAACATTTCGCATTTTCATCTTTTGGATTTCTTTGTCATCTTCCGCAAGAGCATCTTTACGCATTTCGTCAATTACAATTTCACACATATTCTTTATGGTTAATTCGGTATCGTTTGCCCAGTGGGTTCCCTTCCACACCATATAGTTTCTATTATCAAGGTTATACTTGATTTCATCTCCGTATCGGTCTACAAACCTGTGTGCGTTGCCAGTATCATTAAGTTCATAGTCCTTGTTTTTAGAAAAGACAACTTCGCCTGTCTTGGCATTAACCATCACTTCTTTTTCTTTCATTTGAGGGTCATACACATTTAATGTTTTATTACAAGCGTTTTCTATCGTGATAGCACCATAGGTTGTATTGTTTTGTTTTCTATCCCACTTAGGACGCATCAAACCGCTTAATCTAATTATGCGGTCCATTTGTTGTTTATCTTTGCGTGTCCAAAATGCCAACAAGAAACAGAAAGCCATATCCGCCTCGCTTTGACTTTCGTATACACCTTCCCATTGACCTGCGAATAGTAATGAGAACAAACCACCGTTCTTACTCATACTTGCTTTTTTGATGATTTCGTTATCATCTAAATTGCTTGAAGTTGCTGGAATATCAAACTTGTAAATCTCGTCTTCTTGCTTTGAAGTCACAAGGTATTTGTCAAATAGTTTTTTGACTTCGTTGGTTCTATCATAGATTTCAGGTTTAGTCAATGAGTTACCAGTCATAACAAAGAAACGTTGACTGTCATACATTTCAATTCCATTTTTTCTACGAGGTCCATCGGGTAATTTGCCTTTACATATAATGTGTATCCCATTGCCACTTTGTGAAATCTCGGTATATGAGTTTAGCGTAGACATAAACTCTTCTTTAAGTTGTTCAGAGCAATCATCTAAATCTATACCGAAGTAACCATTAGCAAACATAAATCCTATGCCTGAAAGATTGTATGTTTTTACCGCCTCTACTGCTTTATCAAATGTAGTCCAAGTTAGCGGATTGTTACTCATAGCATTACTGCCATTGATAGCACTAATGGGTATCTTGGTCGCCTTGCCTTTTTCGTTGGTAATCTTTTTCCAACAAACCCATTGTTTTAATTCTTTTAATTCTTGTGGTATGTTCTCGTAAGACATATTCCCTCCTTAATGGAGAAAGGGATTACATTGTTTAGATATAACCCCTTTCAGTTTACGATATTAGAATGGTAAATCTTCGTCTTTGGTTACAGGTTTCTTAGTAACTTCTTGCGGTTTAACTTTTGAACTGCGATAATACATAATCTTATTTACTTCTTCATTTTTGTAATCATCGTGTTCTACTCCGAGTTTAATCACAAGTGTAGCACCTGTTAAGAATTGTAGCAACTCTTGAATTGTATTAAATGTTTTACCATTGTCAATCTTTTGTGTTGCGAGTAATAAGTTTAACCTACGTCTATTAAAGAATTGTGGGTTATCTTTTTCTTTCCAAATATCTTCAAACACAATTCGGTTCTTACCTTCTTGTTCAACATCGGTTCTAATTCTAAATTGGATACCGATTTTTTCTTTGCCACTTAGAAGTTTTTTAATTTCCGCTTTTTCTAAAATGACTTCATATTCGCCTTCTTTAATTAACCCACCAACGTTCGTAAAAGTATATTGTTCTGCCATTGTTTTATTTTTCCTTTTCTTTTGATTTCCATTTTTCTTGGAATACTCCAAACAGGTTCCTTTCCTTTAACCAGTTGAAGAAGTGATGTATTACAGGTGCCATAGGTTTTACTTCATCTCTACGATAGGTTTCTATGTAAGTTTGTTCCCCATCGTTAATTAAGTATGTAAACGCTATTGCCTCTGGTATCAACTCCATATATAAGTGGTGTTGATAACTATTGAAATATTTTGGAGTTTCGTATTTGCTTACTCGCTTTATATCGTAGATAATTCCTGCCTTCAAGCAGTCGAGTTTCCCATATAGTAGGACTTCCACATTATCTACATCTATTACTTTTGTTCCAGTTGCTTGGAACACCCCACCTTTAATAAGGTCACTTATGACCTCAACTTTTCCGTCAACGCAGTCCTGTTCAAATTGTATGCCACGTTCCATAAAGAAATTGGGTGGGGTATGTATTTTGTTTAGAGTGTTAATAAAGTCATTGTAAGCATCTTGGACCTTGTCCGCATCGGAGGACAAGACATATTGCCACGAGTTTAATAATGTTTGTGTTATATAAACCTTACTTTTGTTGTTCGACATAGGTATATTGTCCTTTGTCCTTATCATATCCCAACGAAAGTTGCTTTGCCTTTTCGTGAACAAGTAGTTTTAATTCTTTTTCACTTGTTAAGGCGTGTTCCATTGTCTTAATTCTTTCTACTAACTTATTGATATGTTCTACCGAGTTTGCCTTGTCAATAAACTGAGTAGTCAACATTGCTTTGTCATATACATCTTTTTCTTTTGCGTATGTTGTTACTTCGTTTTGTAGGTCTTGAATAACCTTATTAAATAAATCGGTTAGGAATGTATTAGATGCACCATCTCTTAAATCAGGAATAGTGTATACACCTTTAATTCCGTGAGTTCCTTTGGCGTAATACTTTTCGCAGTTTGAGAAACCGATAGTTCTTTGTTTACCAGTCATCTCAACGAAACCGCCTAAGTCCATCATTTGCCAAATGTTATCACGAGTAGAACCTTCAACGAGTATGCGAAGTTTAGTTTCATCGCCATCTCGTTCTTCTTTGCTGTGAAAGATTACGACTAAGTGTTTGTTTAATCCTTCCACAAGTTTCATAAAATCACTAAACTTTCTACTGATAGCACCCCAACCTGCGAGAGCAAGGGTTCCGTCCTTTTGACCGTTCTTTGGATTTTCTAAAATCACTTGCGGTTTTAACAAATCAAGCAACTTACCTCCTGTATCAATTACGATTGTATCATAGGTTGATAAGTCGTTAGTAGTTAAATCTTTTACAAGTTCATTGTAGTCATCAACTAAGATTACATCTTTGCGGTATCGTGCCTCAACTCTATCCACACCTTTATCCAAATCAATTAGAAGTGGTCGTGGTGCCGATAATCCAAGAGTTGTTTTACCAATTCCTGGGTATCCAGCAATAATCATCTTTAACTTTTTAGAGGAAAAGTTTAACTCATTAGGTTTTTTAAGCATCGTGTTTGTCCTCCTTGCTTGGTTGAACCTTTACTTCTTTGTCTTGCTCTTCGTCTTGTTGTGCTTGTTTGAATAATTCTCCTTTCTTTGAATTAAGCACTTCAATTAAATCATCGGGGTGCTTAATGTTTTCTTTCTTAACAACTTTAAGCACATCGTGATAAGCAGTAATCATAGCATCTATCATCTTAACGAGAACAAATGCTTCCATCGGTCCTTGTGGGTTGTGAATATTTAAGTCAAGCATTTCTATCATAGACACAAGCACATTGATAATTGATTGTTTACCAAAGTTGCCGATGCCACTAATACTCATAGCACTCGTGTCCGCATCTTTGTCTTTTAAAGTAATTAACATAACACCTTTTAACACTTGTTGAACGTCAATTTGTTTATCCTTTAACAAATCTTGAATAGTCACATTGTCTTTTTTCATAAGTTTTTATTACCCTCCTTGGTAAACTTACTCAACGTCTACTCGTTTCATCACTTGGCGAAGTTCAATGTAAGTCATACCCAGTGCAGTTGCTATTCTATCTATTGCTTTGCGTCCACCTTTGATGTGTCCGTTTTCAATAAGTGAGATAGTAACTCTGGACAAGTTTGCTCTCTTGGAAAGTTCTAAAATGCTTAGGTTGTTGTCTAAACGCTTTTCTCGTATGAAATCCCCAAACTTTGCCATACCTTTATCAGTCATATGTGTTCCTCCTTTCCTTCTTGTTATCATATTAGCATATTGTAATCTATTTGTAAATAGATAATTAACAATTTGTTGATTACTCATTTTTGTAACACAACTTTCATTGTGTTCCAATCTTCCACGCTTACTTTGTTTTCTAAACCTTTGATAGCACTTTCGTTTAACCAAACATAAGTAAAGTTTGTATCTTGAATATATTTTAAGATTTGAGATTTGAGAACACTTTTATCACTCCAATGATATAGTGCTTGTCCTTTACCAAGTCGTGCTTGTCCATCTGGGACTTTCTCTTCCCAGTCAAAACCTACGCCACGAAACATTGCGGTGTGGGCAAGTGGGAACATAAAACGCTTTAAGTCGAAAGGTTGTCCTTCATCTTTTAATACATATCGGAGTAACATAGCGGTGTCATTCTTTTGTGCTTGTTGGTCACAGAAGAAGTTTAAGATTTCAACTCTTACTCGGTATCCAATTTTTTCCAGCATTTGAAACTCGGCAATAAGTTTAGAACCCCATTTAAGTATTTCATCTTGTTCAGTCATACCAGCGTAAGTGCCATCAATTAAGAAGTTAAGGATTTTATTACGCTTTGGTTTTTTGTTGTAAGTAATCATTGACTTTGGTAAACCCATTAAAGCATTTGCTACGATTGGACCAAACCCAGCAACGTCGGTTTCAAAGTGAATTGCTTGTTGCTTATGAACTCGTGTTTTGTGAATTGATTTAATTTGTTGTTCAACTTTGGGTAGTGGTTCCGACCAACCATAGCGGAGTAAGTTGTAAAGTTCGTCCGCATCTTTTACACCTTGGAAACCCCTGGACATTCGAGTAATCGTTGGTTGGTCGCCCCTTCTCTTATAACTTTCGTTGAGTTCACGAGTTTTGCTCACTTCAATAATTTCGCTAACACTATTAAAGCGTTCCTCAATAATCTTGATAAGTGGAAGTTGTGTTACTTTTCTAATCATTATTATTTACCTACGATGATGCTACGAAGTTCGGCAAAGTATTTGTTGGAGTGAGTTAGCGACATTTCGTTGTAAATCATATTCACATCGTCTTTGTCCATACCGCTTAACAATCCAATGTTTATTACATCTTTGAGTGTCCATTTTAATTGAGTTAAGTCACGGAGGTTAATAATTTCTCGGTAGGAAACAATCTTGCGTTGTCCAGTTTTCTTAACTCCATTACGGAAGGCACGGAGGAAAGCGAGTAACTCGTAGTCGGTAGTAAGTGAGTTTTCTATCATCTCACTGTAATCAATTTCGATTTGGATAAACCGATTAAGTGTTGCCCCGTCAAGTTGTTGTCTTGTGTTATACTCCGAAGTAGCACCTTGTCCAGTTGTGTTACCCGCTGCGATAACCTTAAAGTCCTTGTGTGCTTCCTTGTAACCATTTGGAAAAGTAAAGTAACCATTGGCGAGTGCTGCGTTGAGTAAAATCACAATTTCAGGATTTGAAGCATCTAACTCATCTAAGAAGTAAACACCGCCATCAGTAAACGATTTGTAGAATTGAGTTTCTTGGTATTTGCCCATTGCATCAATGAACCCTGTAAGTTGGTAGGGTTGTTGAACCGCATTGTCAAAGTAGAACTTCATTTCAAGTGCCTTGGCAACTTGCTTGGCGATTACGTTCTTACCACTTCCAGCAGGACCTCGTAAGTAAACCGCTTTGCCGATTTGAGTAAGTTGTAAAATCTTTTCAAATTGTTCGTGGACAGTTTCTTTCATCACAACCTTGTCAAGTATTTTCAATTCAACTTGTCGCTTGATTGTTCCATATTGCTCGGCAACTAACTTCTTAACTTGTTCCATTGCGTTTGCCGCAACTTGTGGTGCATATTGTTCAAGCATTACTTTGGCAAGTGCTTGTTCGATAAGTCCAAGTGTCATCGTGGATTGCGTCGGTGCGTCCTGTGCTCGTGTAGGTGTAGGAGTAGGAGTAGTAATCGGTGTAACTTCTTTCATAGTTGGTTGTTGTGTTCCTTTCTTAACCAAGTATTCTTTGATAGCAAACATATCAAGGACTTTGTAAATGTCATCGGATTTCACATTTACAATTAACTCTTCGACAAGTGGTAATCCGAACTTGTCTATTGCTCGTTTGACAAGCGACTGTATTGCCGGTGCCCCTCCACGATGGAAAGTTCCGTTCAGTGAGTTAAATCGTTTGACCAATTTTACGATTTGCTCATCGAACCCTTCCGTTGTCGTCTTTGCTTTGTCTTCCATTTTTGACCCTCCTTTATATAGGTCTGTATATATATTATCATATGGTTAACATATTGTCAACATATATAAAAAAACCCGATATAATCGCACTTTTTTAGCACTAAAAAAACACCATTTTTACTCATTTTTACCCTATTTTTACCTTGTTTTAGCACTCCTATACACAGAGTGCCAGACCAAAAGTGCGATATAATCGGACTTTTTTGGTAACCCCAAATATCCGCATTTTATCGCATATATTTAACTATACGCAACTATACACAAAGTTCCACTATGTATACTTATGTATAGTATGTATCATTTTCTATAAACTATATATATAAAAAAAATAGTATATAGTTGTAGAAAAACCCTACAAAGTATACACTACTATACACTAAATGAATTACACTACTTATGTTAATCTATTGGCAAATGTAATGTAAAAGCATTAGTTTTGTATAACCTATTGGCAAAAGTTTACTGCCTATTATTCCTATAAAAAGGGGTAGTATATTCCTATAAATAGGACTTCATAACACTTTACGAACTCGTTTTGTGACATTTTTTACACTTTACGAAATCTGTTTTATTATTCTTCTAATGGTTTGCCAAGTTCTTTTTCCAATTCGGTCATTATCTCTTTTGTTCTGTCGGTTATGTTAAGCAAAACTGCATACTTGTCTTCCAAGATAACTTCCTTGCCGAGTTTGACCCCATTAAAAGCACCCAAGGAAAACATAACTACTTTGTGAGCAAACATATAAACTGAAAGCCAAGTGAAGCCGTAACTCATTACAACGATTGAGGCATTGAAGAACGAGGTTATCATAGTTACCAAGAAAGGCATTGTTGAACGAGATAGACCTTCACGCCCTGCATCAAATGTATATTTTTCTCCCAAGCGTCTTACAACTTCGCCAAAACTAAATATATTGGCAAACTCTAATTTGTCGTATTTGATTTTAAGCGTATCAAGGTTAATCTTGCCTTTATAATCTGCCATCTTGTTTTTTTCAAGCAAAGGCATAAGTTCAAGTAAATCAAGTTTTATTTCGTTCCATTTTAATAATTCTTTGGCGTTCTTTGTTGTGCTTAATTTATTATCTACGAAATCCATATAAGCGGAACACTTTGCTATCTTGTTGTGCTTTTCAATCTTTTCTCTAAACTCTTTATTAATCTTATTCTTGTAAATGATATTTCTATACTTGTTTACGGAGTTAGTCATAAGTTGTATTTTTTCTTCTCCATTGCCAATGTCCATACCGACAGGGAAGTAAATGCTTCTTGCGACTACCCAATTCATAACAGAAAATCCGAAATCAAACCAGTTAATTTGTGTAATATCAAAATTAACACTCATTAACATAGTCACAAACATCAAACCAAAAAGGAAAGATGTTAATGCTATTGTCAAAAAGGAAGTTGTTTTATTAACTCTTTTTAATTCGTTCATTTTCTTTATCAACCTCTTTTATAATATTGCGTAATTTATATGCCTTGCTATTTTGTATAAACTCTGGTAATGGATTTATAAACAACGCAAATGTTTGAAAGATAATAGAACCCATTAAAATAAGTTTTATCTTATCTATGTTCCGTGCTATAATGCCTGACAAAAAATAAATAATAATCAATGGCAACACAACTTTAATTATTCCCATCAACACATTTTCTAAATATGCGTTAGGTAACGCTTTGGCAACGCTTGATAAAATATAATAAACACCACTAAAAACAATAACAATTATAATAATTCCCCAACCGCTTAATTTTTGTGATACAGTTTGCGTAGCACTAAAAAAATCATATTGAGTTAGGATTAAAACCAGTGGTCCAACTATTGCCAGTAGAACCCAAGAGAGTAATCTAACAAAGAACCACGAGTTTGTTTTCATAAGAACTTAACTGGTTCTTCTAACGCTTGGACTACTTCTTGTTTTGCTTCTTCTTTTACTGCTTCTGTTTTGATTTCTTCCGCAACTTCTTGCTTTGCCGCTTCTAAAATGTTTGTATCAATGTTTGCGATTTTAGTAATGTTGTTGATTAAAGCAAGTTTCGCTTGTGGGTCATTTTGTGATAACAACACAAGGCACTCAGCAAGGATTTTTTCGTTTTGAGTAATTGTTGATAATTTGCTTTCGTATGATTTCAAACTTTCAGTAATAGTTGTTTTGACAGCATCTTTAACTGTTCCATCAACCCTTGATGCGATTTCTTTTGGCGTAGTTACGCTTTGAGTTTTGAACTTGTTATATATACCAACTGCCCAAGTCAAAGCACCGCCACTAACTATAAATTGTCCAAACAAAGCGATTTTTTCGGCATTTACATTTTCTGTAAACCATTGTAAGATTTCGTCCATATTATTCTCCTTTGAGCAATTTAGCGATTGCTTCTCTTTCTTGATTAACTGCTTCTTCAATTTTTTTTAGCGTAATTTTGTATCCGTGTTCCGCTTCTTCAATCTTGTTTTGTAACATTATGATTTGTTGCCTAACTTGATGTAACACTTGTTCGATGTCCACAGGAACCCAATTTCTTCCATCGTAACCCAAAAGGTCGCCCTTCTTGGCGTTCTTAAACTCTTTGATTTTAACACCTAATTGTTGTTCCATATTTACCTCTAAATATATTATACAATATGTGTTTGACTTTTTACAAACCATAATGCTATAATGAGTTTACAAGAAGAACCCTACCTTTCAGTTCTTCTTACCCCCTCCTGGGTCGCCCACTATATCTTGCTCGGTATAGTGGGTCTTTTTTTTATTCTTGTTCTTTACTCGTTTTTTCTAATGCGAGTTTTCTTGCTTCTAAATCGGCAATATCTAATCTAATTTGTTTGCGTTGATTTATCAAAGAAACATAATCATAAGGTATTGCTTCTCCCATCAACTGTGCTTCAAAACATTTAATGATTTTATAATCATCGTGTTTTAACATATCTAATTTAGTCAAAAGATTAATAACAATTTCTGTATATTTCATATTAGAAGTTTACCCTATCTATACTTCTCAAATACATTATTGAGTTAGTATCACTTCCTGCTGGGGTTCTTGTTTTACCGCCACCAACAATCCAAGATGTGCCACTATAAGCACCTGTTGCGTTTGCTTTAATATGCAATAAAGCGATAACATCGCCACCACTAATAACATCAAGTGGTTCTGCAATATAAGTAAGTGGTGCTGACCCTGCGTCTGGTTTGACCGTAACATAAGTTACAAGTTCGGTTGATGTGGTTGTTCCCCAAACTACTCTTAAACGAGTTCCAGGTAAACCAGTCGTTCCAACACCTGTCGTAGAAGCAGAAGCACTAAATGTAATCGTTTGCGTCCCACCACTTGCGATGGTTAAAGGCGTAGAGTTTGTATACAAGTTCGTAAACTTCGCTTCGGTAGTTAATACACCGCTTGTAGTAGTCACAACTGCTAATCCACTTGTTGAACCAATAGCACCTGCGTTAGTAATATTTCCGTGAAGGTGTCCAGATGTTGCTAAACCTGAAATCAATGTTCCACTATCTTGAATAAGTTTTCCAGTCGTTCCATTAAATGTAGCAATACGAGCAGTTACTGAGGAAGCAGGACCTACAACATCGCCACCACCTGCTGGGGTAGTCCAAGTTCCATCATTGCGTAAGAAGGTTGTTGTTCCAGTTCCAATCGCTAATGCCGAACGAACAATTTGATTTGAACCATTTACAAGAACTAATTTTTGACCTGATGCGACAGCGGTATCAGCAGTAATTGTTCCAGTATCAGTAATGTTGCCGTGCGAGTGTGAGGTAGGCGTAAAAGTAGTAGGTTTGCTTTCTACTTGTGTCCACGTAGTAGTTGGATATAATGTATCAACATCTACTCCGTTATTTCGTTTTAATGTAATATCAAGATTTGATGCCATAGTTTTTCCCTATTAATCAACGTCAAAGATAATATCGCCTAATGTAGTTCCTGTCGTGGTGTCGTAATAAATAAATGGACTATTAACCCAACTTGGTGCTACGCCATTTCCACCCGAAACAAGTGTTTGTTTAACTTGCGAAGTAGAACTTGCTAAACCCGAACCAGTCGGTGCGTAGAAAGAAGGAGAAGTAGATGCACTGCCGTTTAAGGTCACAGCGGGGATTTGTCTTGGTAAGGTCACAAAACCTTTTTCACTTGATAATTCTAATGCTCTTTGAGTTTCAGTAGAAGTATAACCAATTTGTAATCCACCACGAGTTCCGTTCGCAGCGAGTGGCAATGAGTAGTTATTATAAGTAGCAGTAGTCACAGCGGTAACGTGCCCAAAACCATCAACGGTAATAGATGCAATACCTGCCGAACCTTGTGCGCCAATTAAACTCGAAGTATCAGTGTGTGTAATGCGTATAGCGTCTGTGGTAGTCGAAACTTCTACATCAACCCCTGCACCATCAACAATCGTTAAACTATCGGCAGTTGTATCAGCAGCGGCAGTTCCAGTAGAAGCCCAACTATGTCCACTATCAATTCCAGTAACTGAAACATTACCGAAGTCGTTTGATTGAGCAGTTAAATAAGTATTTGTATCTAACGAAGCATCATTAACTCCATTTACACGGATAAAACCTGGTGTTCCTGTCGTTAATATTGAAGCAACATCAGTTAATCCGTCATTATGAGGTTCATAAACATCGGTGTGTAAGTGGTTGCCATAAGCAATCTTTGTTCCAGATGTGCCCATTAAACCATTTAAGATGCCGTCAGTAATAACAGCACTTCCAGTAGTTGCTACGGAACTTGAATTGGATAAAGTAACAATACCTTTTAACGCAGTCGTTGCATCTTCATAAGTGTTATTAACAATAGCAAATGTAAAACTATAAGGTGTGCCAACTGTTCCAGCACCTGTAATTGCCACGAGAATAAACCAATCGCCAACTTCAACAGTTTCGCTTAATTGCGAACCATTAGCACCTTCTTCCGATACATTAAATCCACTTGTAGTAGCATATACGCCACCTACATCTAAACTTCCAGTTCCACTACCAACGCTAACCAAAGCAGTTGCTACCCAATAATAACCGATAGCACTACGATTGTTTGTTGTTGCATCTGCTACCGCAGCAAGACCAAGGTTTCTAAGGTCGCTATTAACTCCAACAGAAGCAAAAAAGCGTAAACTATCAAAAACTGAGTTTGGTAATAAACCTACGCTAATTTTTCCACCAGTCAAAAGTCCAACAACTTGTTCTGGTATCGTCTTGGGATAAAGCACGTCATAATCGGTGCCGTTATTCCTTTTTAATGTAATGTTGATATTTGAAGCCATATTTTACTTCTCCTTTAATTGTTCACTAAGTAACACTTCTAATTCTATCGCCACTTCTAATCCGCCCTGAGTTTGTTTTAGGAACGAACGGAAGTTTGCTACATAACCATTTAATGCGTTAACAATTTTTTTATATTGTGTTTCAAGTTTCTTAAACGCTTCTTCATTGCCGTTAGCACGACCGATTTCGTTTTTTAATTTGCCTTGTAGTTCTTGATTTTCTTTTTGGATTTTGTCTTTCAACGCAACCATTTCGTGATACAATTTATCTTTTTCTTCGACAGATTGTGATAGATGTTGTTGTTTTGCCAACTCTTGTTGTTGCTTGTTTAATTCTTTTTTTAACGCAATAATTTGTTGTTCTGCGTTTGAAACTTGATTTCTCAAAACTTCAATGTGCATATCCTTTGCGTTAATTGCTTCGGCAAGGTGCTTTTGTTCCTCAACCAATTTAAGCAATTCATCTTTCTTCATTTCTTTATATTCCATATATTTCTCCTAATCAATATCATACCATAAGTCGCCTTCAATTTGTCCAATAGGTTCTGTATTACTTAATTGAATATCTATACCGCCTTCTAATCTTTGTTTTTGTGGATAGATAAATAAAGTTGCGTTGGTATATTGATTGGTGTTGAAATCAATAAGTGTAGCAACCCAAATATCTGCGTTTGGTCTATCAGGTTCAATGATAGAGTATTTACCATTTTCCACAGACGATAGATAAAGTTTTGTGCCGAATTGTAAACTTTCCATTGCTGTTCCACTTTCAACAACAAGGTTTAGGTTTACTTCGTGTAAATAACCAAAGATAAACACAGGTCCGTATTGATTGTTGGCGGTTTGAGTTGCAGCAACGCCAATCATTGCGTTCTTTTGTGGAGTTAAATAATTGCCGTTTGCCTTTCCCATTAAGATATGATGACCTTGAACATCTTTGAAATAACACACCATACCTCTATAAATGATTTCGCCTTCATTGTTTTTACCTATTCCGTGTAGATTTTGGTTAATTTGTATAGGTAGAGATTGCCCATTTTCGTATGTATGATAATAAGTTAGAGTTTGATGTTCCGCTTCTGTATCAAAGTAAAGCATACCGCTTTCAAAAGTTTCAGGTTCAAATGTTTCATTAAACACAATTTGGTCTACATCGTATGTTTTTAATGTTAATTGTTGAACGATTTGTTCGTATTGCTCAGATGTAATAGTGCTATAATCAGAAAGAACGGATTGTTGAACCGATGTCGTAACCTTGCCTTGTGCTGCGATAATCAAACCAGAGTATAATTTAATCGTAATTTCAAGCGAACCAGCAACGCCTAAAAACCAACCGTCATATAAAACAAACTTATAACCTTGATAAGTAACAGAATTATTCACAAAACTATGTTGTTCCATCAATAATTCAGGGGATACAACTCCGTCCGACCGCTTAAAAGTAATCGTTGCTTGTGGATATAGCAACCAAGTTTTGCCTTGAAAACCAGCGGTAAAAGAGTTTTGATTAACGCTACCTTTAATCAATGCTTCACTTACGAACGATAATGTAGTTCCATATTGGTCAAAAATTGCTATCATATTTAATCCAATGTGTAGAAGAAATCAATACCAAGTGTTGCTATATTTTGTAGCATTTGTTCATATTGTTCGGTTGTTATATATGTTTCCTCTGCTACAACCGACTTTTGAACGGATACGGTTATCTTTCCATAAGCAATAATAAGGTTTTCCCCATATAAACGAATACTCATTTCTAAAATACCGCTAACTTCTAAAAACCAAAAATCATAAAATCCAAAAGAAAATCCAAGATGACTTGTTCCAGCAGGTTGCTCAAATGTTGCAGGAACCATAACCATTTCAGGAGAAATCATACCATCTGCTCGTTTGAAGGTCACAGTTGCTAAACCATATTGTGTGTTTGGTCTGTTCGCAAAAGCACAATATAAAGTGTTCGCATTGACGCTACCTTGAACGATAGTTTGGTCAGTGGTGTCTAACGATAGTAGGGTTCCGTATTGGTCGAATAGTGCTTTCATATTTTCTCCTTATATTTTATCAAATCTATTGTCTTTCTTTCAATACATTTAAGTATACACTCGTATTGATATTATTGTTATCAACTTTATTAACAGCAATAATAATTTCATCTAATTGATTAACAATCGCCCAACTTTGTATGCTGGATAATCCAACAAATGCGAATAGGTTTGTAACAGCAGTAGTTAAAGAAAGAACATTGTTTGTGACGGATACAGGTATAGCGGAAGCATATTTAGTTCCTTTGGCAATAGTATCGTTCATTGAGTATTTTTGAGTTGTGCTGTAATACAAACGAAGATTAACTTGTTTGTTTTTAGGCATAGTTAAACCACAATATTTTGCCATCATAGGTGTTACAATAATGTTTTTGTTTTGAGAACAAAACTCATTTTGGATAGTTAATCTTGTTTTTTCTCTACTATCTTTGTATATATACCAATTTTGAATAGAAAGCATTATGTTTGTAGAAGCATACATATCGGTAAAAACTTTTGGTAATTTCCAACTCTTATTAGCAACCGATGTTTCGTATTGTTGGTATGTTTCGTAATAAGGCATACTATAAGTTCCAGTAGTTCCAAGAACTGCATTGTCATAAGTTCTATTAAATGTTCCGCCAGTATAAACAAGGTCTAAACCATTAGATATTTCATCTAACAAAAGCACTCTAACCTTAACAAACTCCCCATTATTATCTACATATCTAACTATATTTTGTAAAGCACCTGGTTCTCCAAATGTGTTGTTTCGCACAACTTCTAACCCAGCATTTGAGTTATCTTCAAGCGTCATTGTAGTTAACACAGACCTACCTGCTTGATACATAGCAATTTCTCCAAAAACTTCGTTCGATGTAGTATTATCAGCGTATGTAAAAAGCATTGTTCCGCCAACTATTTTAGATTTTGTAGAACCAGTAGTATATTCATTTGAAGATGCGGAAAAACCAAATCTACCCATTAAATAAGAAGTATATGTATTTCTTGATGTAGTAACAGATAAGTCGTCCATACCCACATCTAATTTGTTTGTAAAACCAAACTCACAATAGATTTTGTGTAAATCGCTTCGTTCAATCGCTTCTTCACTTTTGGCAATCGCCCACATTCTACGCCTTGCGTTGATGCCAGTATATAGTGTCTTTTGGACATAGTCCTTATAAAAAGACCCCTTAAAGTTTACAAATCCGTCATATACAGCGACTTCTCTACTCGCCAATATATAATCATCAATTTTATCTCCCAACGCAGGAATAGACGCAAATGAGTTATAACGCTTAACTGCGGTTAATTCGGGATTGCCAAGTCGGTTTGCGTTTTGTTCATTAAACACACCAAAGCGTTTTACATCAACAAAACTCGTTTCTTGATTGTTAGGCATAGTTATTTTGTGCTTTGATGGAAGTAATTTAGAACTTGATAATTTAGTTGAGGTCAATGGAATATATTTTATCTGCATCGTTGTATTTCTATAATCGACACCAACATCAAAACCATCTTCGCCATTCCACCACCATTCGCCACCAGTATATAACCATTGTGTTAATGCGAAATAAATGTTAATAAATGTTCTAACGCTATACCACTCTACATTTGCGAATAAACCATTAATTGATTTTTCGCCAAGTTTATAGTATATATAAAACTTTTTATAACCTTCATCAAAAGCACCGCTAATGTTTTCGTTCTTTAATAAAATATATCTATCATATTCCACAGTTACTGGTGTTAGGTCCAAAATCAATTCCGCTGCGTTTGGATTAGCAAGAGCACCACCAGTTTTATAAGGGACGTTTAATTTTACTTCCACAATTTTATATATCGGTAATTGTGTATAAAATGTAACTTCTTGGTTAGTCATAAACGCACTATCTAATTGTCGTGGCGAAATCCAAGCAGTTTCGGTTACCATATCATTCACGTCAGTTAATGCATTATTGATTTCTGTTTGTAAATCCGAAACATATTCCATACCCATTTGTGTAGACACAACTTCATTAAAACTGCTTTTTACAAGAGATGCACCTGTTTGCGTTAAGTCGATATAATCTAATTCTCCGCTTTGGTTAATCGTAATAATACAATTTAATGGCGACAACAAAACATTTAATGCGTCAAAAAGCATTGGTTGTTGTAGCGTAAACTCGTGGCAATTTACATTATTTGTTTTGTTCATTAATCTTGTTGATATAGGATATGTGTTTGAATAAGAAGAAACGCTTTTCGTTTTAGGTCCATACATATCTACATATTGATTTATTTTATCGTAGATAGTTATTTTTGTGGCATCAGTTCTAATTCGTTGTGTGACCGAAATGTTAGGTAAAATAATCTTTTGTAAAATAATAGTTCTTGATACATAGACAATCGTGTAGTTATATAGTGGCGGTAAAAATGACGCAACCTCTTCTTGAATATCTAAAACAAAAAACTTTAACCAAGTTCCAATTCCAGTTTGTTCGTTATAATCAAATGATATTTCAAACTCATCAAATGGTTCAATAACTAATTGAGATATTTGAGCAAGCATAGCAACGCCATTATTTAGCGTTTCGTTATAATAATCACGATAGATAGAACCATCTGCAAGATTATATAAAATGTCGTTTATCTTTACTTTGCTACTCATTTGTATCTCTACCTCCATTTGTAAATACACCTGCTCTACGTCTTAATAATTCTACTTCTTTTTCGTTTCTTACAAAACTAACACCTATGTTAGCAACCGCTGAAATAGTAGAAATTGCTGCACCTATGTAATCGCCAGTTGCTAATTGCATTCCAAAAGAAATTGCTTGTGATACTTGATTAAACTTTTGTGCCATTACATAATCGCCAGTTAGGTTAGCATATTGTGACATACCTGCCGACAACATTTGTTTACCTGCCTGCCAAGCAACAGATTTAAGAAACGCTGGTGTTTCTCCTTCATCGTCCTCTGCTTTTGGAGTTTTCGTTCTTGTAGAAGAACCCTTTTTGGCTTCATCGTCTTTTTGAGAAGAAGGTGCAGTTGTTCTTTTGCGTTTCTTTTTTTCTTTAATAGTTATTTCAATTTCTTTTGCCATATTATTTACCTAATCTAACAGTTAATATAGGCAACTCATTTGGTGTTGAAGTCAAAGAATAGTCCAACAAAATCATAGAAAATGTTGAAACAAGAATTGGCGATGCTTCTGTTCCTCTGTATAGTTTTACTTCTAACGCTGTGTTACCAGACAAAGAACCAGATGCTATGTTGTAAACATCAGTAAAGAATTGACTTGATAAATTGTTTGTGGTAAAAGAAAGCATTTGGTTTGCGAGTTTCTTTTTAGTCACATTTAATTCTTCTCCGCTAACACGCTGACTATCAGGAGTAACTGTATATGTAAAAGCAAAACTCATAAACTTAATTGTAGTAGGCGTATCTGTGCCTTTTCTAATCGTGATATAAGAAATATCGTTTATGTTTTTAGTTACAACGACCGTTCCGCCCAAGAACAACATAGAACGCAAACCATCTGTTGTTCTATTGAAGTTACTCATTATCACAGAGGTCGAATACATTTGTTTATAGTAAATCATCGTAGCAGGGTTCGTTGAGTTATCTATGACGCTAAAAGTGGTCATAGATTTGTTTTTAGCAAAGGTGTCAATAAGAGTTCTTGCGTGTTCCACAGAACCTACTTCGCTAAACACCATAATTTGAACAGGATATACTACGCTGTTAGTAAGAACGCTACCAGTCACAACTTTTAATACAAAAGTAATAGTTTTCTTTTCGGTTTCATCTTCTGTGCCGAAAGATAATTCTTGAACAACATTGATTTTATAACCGCTTGGAATAGTCGGAGTTATACCTGACGAAAGTGTTGTATAAAGAGATTTTAATTCTGTTTCAAGATATGATTTATAATTGTTCATATTCCACACTTTCTGTTACATCGCTTCCAAGTATTTTAGAAACTTGGGCAACGCATCTATCTACCCACAAATAATTATACTGCTGTTTAGGACCATAAGAGTTTTCGTTTGTATATCGTGCATATTCAACGCCACGAGAAACAATAATTTTAGCGACAATTCCGTCTTTTGCTTCTCCATAATATTCAAGCGTTATGTTAGAACGAAGATTACCAGTATCAATAGGCGATTGAGCAACCAAAGTGCTATAAAGCAAAGCAACATAGTTTGGAATAAAAGACATTGCTTCTAATTGTTCGATAGATGCCTCGCCACCTCGTAAAATTGTGTCGTTCATTTTCTAATTCCTATTTGATAAAACAAAACACTTCTATTTGATATAGCGTGACTTCGTTCTTCTTTTCTAAAAGATACGCTATCAACTATCCATACCTTGCCATCATAAAAAACCCAATCATCTACTTTTATAGTAACTTCGTCAGTTGTTGTTAGCGTAGTTCTATCAACATCTCTTCTTACTATATTTTGGAACTCTTCTTTGGATTGTGAAAAGTCGCCTTCTTTCGCATAAAAAACACCGCTTGGTTCGGCAATCTTTTCAGCGATTTCTTGTCTTGAATATTTGTTTGAATAATAAACACATCGTTCATAATTCGTTCTACGAGAAGTTCTTAAATCAATTCCCATAGATTACCTCAGTAGATGTCCGTGTATTTGAAACCATATCTTGATTTCATCTTTCTTGTCCACACACCTGCCATATGGAACTCCATTTTAGCGTTGTTAGACAAGGCAATGCGTTCGAGATAATTAATATCGGTAATAGGTCCTGTTTCAGGATTATAACCGCTATCGGTCGAAATATCACTATTACGGATAACATACTCCATTTGATATAGTATGCCCCGCTTAAAATGTTCTTGTTGTTCAGGAATTAACGAAACATATTCAATTTTTTGAGCACTATGATATTGAATATAAGTTTCGCACCAGTTTTCAATTTGTGAGATAAAGATATTAGATTTATTGCTTGTATCATCTTTATCACGCAATTCTAAATCAAGGTCAATACCTGTAAAGTTTCTAAAATCGTCTTTTGTTACATATTTAGGCATATGTGTCCTCCTACAAAAATAGGGTGCGTAGCATTTGCCACACACCCTAATTATAGCACTTAACTAATTAGTCGTTATGCTTTTTTGACTATGGTTAACTTGCTCGCAGCGATAGCGTTTCCACTTGCATCTGCGATAGCAACAATAATCGTAACATTAGTTGAGGCAGCGATTTCCGCACCTGGAACTAAGGTCGTATAGGACGAGAGTGAAGCACCGTATGCTGGTAACGCTAATGAACCAACAGCGGTTGTTGAGAGTAAGTATTTAAGCGTTCCACGAACACCAGCGGCATAGATGTCATTGATGATGGTTCCGTTAGTAGCAGCACCAGCGACTGTCGTAAATGAAACTGGGGATAAGTAGGAAGTCACACCACTTACTGAAACATAAAGAGCAACACGTTTATTTTTAGGAACAAAGATGTCGTGATATAAACGGTGGTTAAGTTTGAAACCATCGAAATCTTGGACGACTTCTGGTCCAAATACTTTTAACACAGAGTGTTTCTTAATTGGCAGCGCAGCATTAAAGTGAACGAGCATAAAGTTCATTAACTTAGCGGCAGCGGTTGGGAAGAAACCATTTTGGTTAAAATCATAAGCAGTATAGAAACGACGAGCAGGAACTGGGATAATTGGGCGACCTTCCCACTTGGTTACTGTGAAAGTTAAACCAGCAGGAGTAGTGAAATCTTCTTGATAAATGCGTTTTGCTAATTCGGTAGTGTTACGGATTTGTGTCATAACAGCGTTAGAAACATACAAAACTTGTTCATCTTCTGGGATTTCTAAATCGGCAAACTTTTCAAATGCCAAGTTGAACTTAGCAATAATTTCGTTAGCACCGATAGTTTCGGTAACAACTTGGTCAGCATATGCTTTTGAGAAAAGCGTAGATAAGCGGTAAGCGTCAACTTCTGGAACTTCTTTGGTGCGGACGAATTGGTCTAATAAGTTACCAACAACAAGTCCTTGGGTTTCTTCATCGTCCATTTGGTCGACTTTGAATTGTTTGCCTCGGTCTTTTGTTAAGGTGTGACTTTCCCAGTTGATGTCCACAGAACCTGCGGAGTAACCAGCGTTAGATTGGTCAGCACGGATATAGTCGCCTAAGCCGTCCATTTCGATAGATGGGATAAGCACAGTTTTAGCACTGGTAAACTTTAATAAACCAGAGTTGCGTTCAAGAATTGCAGTAACTGCTTCTTTCGCAAAGATTTCGTCTAAGATTTCAGGGGAGTATTTTTGAATTAATCCAATTTTGTTTGGCATATAATTTTTCCTATTTCTCTATGTTATTTCTTTAAGGACGGAAACATAGACCGTGCCATTTTTTCTTCTTCGTCTTCTTTAACTTCTTCTTTCATTTCGCCTTCGCCTTTAAGGTTTTCCATAATGTAGGCACCTAATTCGGCAACGTCTACTTTGAAATGCTTTGCTAATACTTCGATTTGTTCGGGTGTTAGCGTTGGCGGTAATGCTTCACTTTTTGGTTCGGCAACTGCCATTTCTTTTTCTTTTTCTTCCATTATTTTTCCTTCTTTACTTGTTAGTATATCACATTTTTATAAATGCAACTATAATTTGAAGATTTGTCTAAATGCTTGTTCCCACGCTTCACCAATTTCATCTTCATCTTCGGTGCCGAGTGTTTCGCCTAATTGTTCCCATAAAGATTGACCTTCTTCGGCAATGTCACGATTAGGGTTATCGTTATAGTTATATAATTGCTTCAATTTTTTAATTGAATAATCATTAGTAATATTGTCGATAAAATCTTGGACTTCGCCTTGTGCTACTTCTTCGCCTTGTGGTTGTGCTACTGGTTTGCCATCTGCGGTTATTTCGCCATTAACAAGTTTCATAACATCTTCCATAGGCACTTCAAATCGTTTACTTAATTTTAATAAATCACTTTCTCTATAATCTTTTCCTTCACGTTCCCAATTACTTAATGTTTCTTGGATTGCTTCAAGTTCAAATTGTTTGGGATTTTTTTTGTCAAAAGGTTTTTCCATACCAAGTTGGTTCATCATATCAAACATATTTTGCACATCTTCGTAAGAGAACACTTGGACTTCTTCATCGCCTTGTGGACCATTAACAACTTTAAACTCTAAATCGCTTCCATTGTCTTTTACAGTAAATTGCGTTCCGTTAGGAAAGTTTCCTTCTACCGTATCATCGGTTACCGATAAAACATTTTTAATGCTAACTGGTGCACTTTCATCGTCACCCATCAACATAGTATAAATTGGGTTGGTTTCAGGTTTTTTAGTTTCAACTTGTTTTTTAGCAACAGGTTGTTTTTCAGTTGGTGCTGGAACTTCTGTTTTTTTTACTTTGCCCATCGGAACATCCATACCTAAAACATTAAAAGATTTTTGTTCTTTTTGTGTTAAAGTTTGTGGTTTTTCAAACTTCACTGGTTTCAGCGTAGTTTGTGGTTTTTCAAACTTCACACGTTCAAGAGGTTTTTGTTCCATAGGCATAGGTTTAGGAACTGGTTTAGCACCAGTGGGCATCATAGGGGTTTGTCGTTGTTCCCCTGGTTTCATCTTTGTCTTTGGTTTTGGTTTTGGAGAAAAGTTCATCTATACCTCATTTCTTCGTCAAACTTGGGAATAAACCTCTAATTTGTTCTCTGTCCGACACTTTTGGTGTTGATACAGAACCAGTATTGCCCAATCTTGTAGGACGAACTGCTGGTTGTTTTTGAGGTCTTACCCATTCTTGATGAGTTTCTAAAACTTTTTTAACATTGTCGGCATTTAATTCTAATCCTTTACCCTTCATATAGGTAATGATGTCGTCATATTTTGCCAAGTTAACATTGTTCGTAAACAACAGTTTTCGGTTAGAAAACTCCTTTAATTGTTCCTGTGCTTGATTGTATTTAACTTCTAAATCTGGATATTGCTTTGCCCTACCGATGAGAGCATCTAACTCGGTATCATCTTTCACACCATACTTGGTATATAAAGATTTCTTGTTATCCAGCAATCTGCTTTGGACAATTCTGTTAACTTCATCTTGTGTAAGCATTTTTGGTGCTTGTTCAGGATTAGTTACCTCTGGTTGTGTTTCTTGAACCTGTGCGACAGGTTGCGTTTGTTGAGGAGTTTGGACTTCCTTTTTCACAACAGTTGGTTTTACTTCAACAGGTTTTACAACAGGTTTCGGATTTGTCGCCACTTGTTGAACTGGTTGTGCTTCAACATTTGGTTGCGATGGAGTAACGCCTGACACTTCTTTTTCTTCCATAGTATTTTTACCTCTTTCTATGAGTAGTTCCTTGTTTCTACAAGTAATAAGGGAGTTTAATCGGCTTTGATATTATAACGCACACCTAAATCCTGAATAATAATCTCATTGCTTTCTCTACGAAAATCTCGTTGGAGAACATTGGGATTTTTGGAGATAAGAGTTTGTTGTTTACTCTGCCACTTCCTAATAAACATATTATCACGTTTTAAGGAGTTGAGCAAGTCATCTTTTAATTCTTTATCTTTTACTAACTCTATTGCTTTTTCGTGGAGTTCTCTTTGTTCTTTCCACTTTCTTATATTTCTCTCATTGTAACGCTGTTCTTGGAGTGCCTCGTAATGTTTTGGGTTATAATTTCCCTTCTTTAAGTTTAATTCATTTAGCAGTTGATTTGGTGTTTTTTCCAGCACCTCGTCTATTGATAGTGGCATAAACTTGTGTCGGCAGTTAGGTCTTGTAGTCATATACACAGGTTCATCTTTTACCCATTGAAAACTTTTCATATTCGTTCTCGTGATTAATGTTTGAACATCTGCGTGTAGTTCTTTTGGCACCATTTGTCGCCAATTTTCATCGTAATATATTTTACCCTGATAATCCTTGTGGTCAGGTGCGCTGTCGCTGTGCGAACTCGCAATGTAGAAAGCAACGCCTGTCATACGCCCTACATATTCTTGTAACTTCGCAGCATCTTGCATTAGTCCTGTTCTAACAACCATTTCGGTATATGTCTTATATGACATTTGTTTACCGCTTGGTGTTAGTATCTTTGGTTGTTTATCTATGCCTTCCTCTGTTGCTTGTTTAATGTTTTGATATAGGGTGTTTGTCTTTTGTGTCTGTAATAGCGAGAAAGCACCTATTTTTAACACCTTGCGTTTATGCTCTCTTAACACTTCATCAGTCACAGATTGAACTGTCTTCTTTGCGATGTCTTTGAAATACACAATTCTATCTTTGACAAGTTTAGGTATTTCCACATCAACAATCTTTTTTTCTCGTAGCGTTTCTAACTCTTTAAGAATATCTAATTTACCTGTGGCGAGTTTAGAGTTTAAGACGATAACCTTTTCTAATGCGTTATTAAGTAAAGGCAATTCTTTTTTTATGACTAACCCTAACTCTTTTTCAAACCTTGAAAACATACTGGTTTGATATGACTTCCAAGCGACTGGGTCTAACTCTACTTTGCTATACAATAAAAGATGTGACATCATTTTTGCTTCGCTTTCAAGACGACCAAATATCTTGGACATCAATTCAGCGAGTTCGTCTATTTCTTTTTTTGCCATAAGTTTTTTCTTTTTGTTTAGGTCTTCCGTATGGTGTTATGTGTTCTTTAATTGGTTGTATATTGTTCATACTTGTCCTGTTTCGGCAGCAAGGAACTCTTCTTCATCACTCTGTGCTTGTTCTTGTGGTTGCGTAGCACCTAATAATGCGTCTAATGGGTTACCGCCTTGTCCCATAAATTGTTTGATATATTCGACTTCCGCTTGTTTTGCTGCTTCATCTAAACTATCGCCCCATAGTAAATCTACATATCTATCAATGGAAATAGCACCAGATGATAATGCGTTGGCAAGGATAACGATTTGGTTTTCAAATGACGGGTTCGCAAACTCTTCAAAGTCAACACCGATTTGATATTCAGGAAACTCTGTAAGCGTTGGGTCCATCATATAATTTTCCATCTTTAACGCAAGGCATAAAACCTTGTCTAAGATTTCTTTTTGCTTCAAGATAATATTGTTGCGTGTCATAATAGTAACTTTTTCTTTTTCACGCTGTGCATCTGCGTTATCTTTTTTAGCAACATCAATGCCCATTGTAGCAGGAGATAAAACGCCAGTTAAAATAAATGATAGTAAAGTTAATTCTTCGCCAGAGTATTGTGCGAAATTAACAGAAGGTTGCGTTGTGTTAATTTGAGAAACTCTGTCGCCATCGCCATTACGACCTGCTGGTGTAGCAACATATGTTCTATCATATCGTGCTGGTAATTTAGGTTCGCCTGTCGGAGTGCGTTCAAGCATATCAACTGGGAAGTATTCCACAGGAGTTGATTTTCTAACCGTGTTGGCGGATTGTGATAACGCTTGGTCTAAATCATCAAATAGGTCTACTTTGCCTGAGTAGATACTTCTTCCGTAACCTTCGTAAATAGTATCCTTGAAAAAAATAGATGGAACACCAAGTATTTCGGTCAAACCAACAATCTCGGTATCTTGTAAATCTTTTGTTTGTGGAAGTGAAGTTAAAGCAACTTCTTCTCCATCTTTTTCATATTCGCCATCTTTTTGACCAGGACGCAGTTTGTAGAGTTTATATTCCACATAACTATTGCCATCATCAACGAAACGATGGTCTACGAGAGCATACGCTTTATTGTCCTCGCCTTTGTAATAGTCAACAAACTTAATACCCATAATTCTACGAGAAATAATTTCAAAGCGAACATTTCTAACATCATAGAAAGTTAAAATAGGTTTGTCACTTATGTTGGTATCAATGTTAATCTTCCAAGCACCTCCGCCAGTTACGAGAGTGAGAGGCATTTGCTCTTGATTAACGGCAGTATACAAATCATTTGCTTTGATAATATCATCAATGCGTTGTTGTATTAATGGGTCATCGCTTGAAATCATAGGGTTGCCAATAGCATTAGTAATTGTTTCTACAATAGCACGAGGTATACCGCTGTGTGTTCTCTTGACTTTTTCTTCCATTGACGCAACAGACCAAAAGTAATCTTTCTTATTGCGATTAAAAATTGGGTCAGTTTGAAACTCACGGAAGTTACCACGAGTGTAATAGTTTAGTAACTCATCACTATCGCCACTATACCAAATCAAATACTCTTGGAGTTTTCTTTTTCTAATTTCATCGTCATCGTTAATAAACCACAAACGGTTATCGTATGGTTTACCAACACGATTTGTTTGCGAACTAACGCTTAACCAACGCATAGCATCTCTAAAAAATCCCATACTATTTTACCACCTGTTTTCTTTTACTTAATCTTTTGTTCATATTCTTCATTTTATTATACTCCTAAACACTTGTTAATGTTCCTTAAATTGTTTCCATCTTTGTAATTGCTTAATCAAACTCGCCCAAGCATACTCGTTACCATTTATAGCGTGGTCATTGTTATCTTCACGAGCATCGCCATTTTCTCCTTTGCGAGAGTTTTTAAGTTCTCGTATTAAGTTGGGACACGCTTCACTAATTAAGTATTCGTCCCAAGCCATTAACAATCTTATTATATCAACTCTGGTTTGTATTTTCATCTTTGTAGATGCACCGAAGTAAACATTGAACAATCCCTTTTGCCGAGCAACGAGTTCTAACCCTTGTCGGAAACCTATATCAGCGCTATCAACCCACACATAAGTCACACCCTTCATCAACTTGCGGTGCGAGTTATACACCTCACGCCACTTGATAATGGTATCAACTATCTCGTTCATTATTTCAGGTTCTGTCTTGGGCGAAGGAGAACCTGCGTTCGTATAGAAGTATTCATTGAGGCACACAAGTTTAGAGTAGTCAGAGGTTAATCCGACAAGTTGCATTGTTGTAGCACTGCGAACATCTCCATCACGCTTCACTCTTCCTTCGCCATTGGATAGTCCTGTATCAACTCCGATGGCATAGTCCACAAAGTTATATGAGTTTGCTTGTCCTCTGCTAATGATTAACTTTTCACTATACTCTGGGTAGCAAGAACCTTTGGCGTTACCCCACATACCCAGTCCTTCGACTTTGAATATGTCAGGTGCTCTGCGTGATAATTCAAGCATCGCAATATCGTAAACATTTGTATCCCTAAACTCGTTGATTTTATAGTTGTTTATCATCAGGTATAATCCTTTGCCATAGTCCCCTATGAAATCATCGTTTATATATTCCATCGAAGGATTAAGCATAAGCGTATCGTAATCGTCCTCTAAGCGACCCTTGAAAAACTCGGTGTATAACCAACTGTCAATATTCCAAGGGTTGAATATCATTGTAAGTTGATAATATACTCCTGGTGGCGGAACACCACGGATTGAACCGTCTAACTTGCGGAAGTCATCGTAGGACTTAATTTCAAATGCTTCTTCTATGTAGACCTTACTAAGCACACCAGTTTCGACTGTAATCGAAGTTAGTGACGTAGGTTGGTTCATTCCACGAAAGATAATGACCTGTCCTGTGGGTTTATACATAATCTTCAATGGGTTGTTGATAACCTTGAAGTGATTTTCAATACCCATAATGCTTAACCATCTAACCACGTTGGCAAAGGTTGATTGTCTATTGTTCGCATCAATTTGGCGTATAACAAGCACATTGTTATATTTGTTTTCCAAGATGTCCATAATAATACGATAACCCATACCGATTACAGATTTCTTACTATTACGACTGCCTTTGATTAGACGATAGCGACCTTTGAAGTTCCAAAACTTCTCATATCCCTTGCCTATAAAATCGTAAATGTTTATTTTCTTTTCCATATGACCCTCATAAAAAAGTAAGCAATAACAATATTCAAAATCCAAAACGGAGTAAAGGGTGCTAATATAAAAGCGTAAACAGCACCTGCTACATAGTAACCTCGTGCATCTTGAAAAACAAAACCATACGCTAATGGCAAAAACCAAGGTAGTGAAGTAATTATGTTGGCGACAATCCAACTAATCCAACCTTCCTTGGTTAGAAATAAGTTTTTCATTTGTTGTTTTAAGTTATTCATTTATCTTCTTTATTATCATCAATAACAACAGGCGTTTCATTAGGCACATTGTTTACAACCTTGATAGGTTCCATATTGGTGTTAATATCATAGTCCCTTTGGTTAAGGATTTGTTTACCTAACCATATCGCCATTGATACATTAGTTTCAGCAAGGCGGAACTGTATTCTACGCAAAGAGATTTTGCCCTTTGCCGAGTTCTTTTTATATGTATCCGCAAAACCCTCACTATAATTCCTAATACACCAGCGTTCAATAGTGTCCTCCGAACAATTAAAAAAGTAAGCAATCTCCGCTAATGTGCATTGTAGAGCACAGAGATTTTCAAATGCTTTTTCATCTATTTCAATCAGAGGTCTGCCCATATTACATTATTTTCTTATAAAATTGTGCTTGATTGTATGTCGCAGCGTTTTCGGTCATCATTTTTAGGAAGTCGTCACGAGTAAAGTTACTCAAACGGAAAACTTCTTCGGGTTTCATACCAAGTTGCTTACATATTTCAGCAACAGGTTTACCACTATCAACAAGTTCTTGGACAATCGCTTTCATTGGGTCAAGCAAATGTGTTCCACGAGCACGGTTATGAGTAATGGTTCCATACATATCTCCCGCTTTGTCTTCGTGTTGAACAATAACCACAGGAACTAAACCTGCGAGTAATGTTCTTAATGGTTCTTGCCCTGCAACAGTCCATCGGTGGAAACCGTCAATAATCGTATAATCTGGTCTAACCACAATAGGCATAGTCCAACCATTAGACATAATTGATTGAACAAGTAAATCCAAGTTTTGTTTATTAACAACGTTTGGGTTATAATTGTTCGGTTTTAATAAATCTCTTTCAACGAACTTCACATTCTTTAATGGGTATAAAATATCTTTCATTTTTATTTCCTCGTTTCTTCCATTTTCATAAATGAGAACAATTGGTTTAGTATCGACTGGTAACTTCTTTCTTTTGGGTCGCCTCCATAAGCAGTATCATAGCAACCCTTGTAAATCCTGTATTTGTGTCCTTCTTTTAATCCTTCAATCTGCACACCAAACTTCATCAAGAACGATTTTAATTTGCGTTGTGTTTTCTTTTGAGAAGGACTGTTGAACATACTATTGTTATTAAGGAGTTTGAATGCTTCTTGTTTGTAATACTTACTATCAGCAATTACAGGAGTTTCTCCTTCTTCTTGAATTATACCGCCAACTTTACTTTTTTGCGACTTTCTAAACATTTCGGTATCAAAGTAAAGTGTTGCTAAGTAGGCATTTGGTTCACGCTTTAATATCTTGTTGAATAGGTCAGGATAAAACTCAGTCATTTGAACAAGCGATTTAGCAGTATCCACAGAGAAGAATTGACTAATGCGTAGGAACTTCTTTGTGATGCCAATTTGATACATAAACATATAAGCGTCAGGGAAATCTAAGTTGTTTTCTTTAATGTATAACCAGATGTCATTATCAAACCAGTCATAGATTGGGTAGAAATAGTTATTACCCTTTGCGGTTGCGATAGCGTTTCGTCTACGGAAACTTTCGCTAACTCTAATTCCCACAAGTGAAACTCTTGAAGAGCAATATTTTTTTAGAAACGATTGGTAAGTTTCTTGTCTTGGATAGAAGTATGGGTGTCCAGTTACAGCAAACTCAGGCATAGGTCTAACCCAAACATCTCTCTTAGTTTCGTCCCAACAAATAAATGTTTCATCGTTTTGTAGTTGGTTAAAGCAATTAAAATGCTTACATTGAATAGCAAACCAAGTAAACTTAACGCCAATACTCAACCATTTAATCCGCCAATCTCTCATAATCTTTTCAACAGAAGGATAAACGGCTTCTTCGTCAATGAACACAACTTCTAATAATGATTTGTCAACTTCTCCCGATTTACACGCTTTATAAACGAGGTCAGATAAAACAATACTATCTTTGCCACCCGATAATGATAAGACAACTCCAATGCCATTTGAGAAAGCGTTTTTAATTCTATGTCGTGCAGCAACTAACACATTGTCTTCTAATGGAAAAAACTTAATCAAGGTAAATCACTTCCCCACAACGAGGGCAAAGAACAAACTTTCTTTGTTTCTCAGTTGGAGTGACTGGTGTATCAACAGGAGTATCTTTTTCCCAAGTAGGAGTTGAAGCGGGAGTTCCTGTAACATACTTTTCATCTCTAACTTCTGCCTTCTCTACGTTTTCTTTTGCCTTTTCGGTAAGCACACCATACTTGCTATCGCTTTCTTGTGCGTCCTTTTCAGTAATCGTAATCAATTTCAAACTTTCTTCATCAAAACCAGCAATATCAAAATCGCCAAAATCAGTAACTTCCTTAATAAAACTTTCAATGTTGGCATAATCGTCCATACCTAAATCATAAGTTTTGTTATCGGTTAAAATAAGTTTCTTCTTTTGGATTTCAGTTAATCCAGTAACAAGCAAAGCATCGCCTTCGGTTCTACCCATAGTCACAAGTGCTTTGTGTAATCCGTTGCCAACTAAGATGTTGTTTTGTTCATCAATAACCATAGGTCTTGTTTGACCAAATTGTTCAACACTTCTAACAAGTTCTTTGATTTGACTTTCAGGGTGCATTCGCACGTTCTTCTCTAATGGTTTTAATTTAGCAAGTTTGACAACAACAATATTCATAATTTAATTCCTTTTTCTTTTACATATTGGTCTATTATATTAACCCGACCGATATTATTTTTAATTGTTTGAGGGTCGCATTGTAATACTTCATCTAATATCGCATACACATTTCCATCTACACAATTTCTTTCAGTCCAAGCGTGAGTTCCGTATACCCAACCATCTTTCCATCTGTAAAAGGGTGGCAATGGTATGTCGTTGTATTTAATATATGCCAAGACCTGTTCATGTGTCCAATCTGCTATAATGTTTAATTTTAGCACACCTTCACTCTTTGTAGTATATAACTCACGTTCTTTACCACATATATTACCATCAATAATCCTTCTACCTGTAACAAATCCATCAATTTTGTTTTCTTTACACCATTTGTTCTGGATATGCCATCTGGCAGATGTATACTTCGCATCAAACTCAGGAAACCTTGGATTTGGGAATAACCAACGAGGTTCGGAGTTAAGTTGTTCAGGTGTAACCATTCCCATACTCACAATTTCACAATTAGCAGGTTTGTTATAATCTACCCACTTCTCAAAAGCGTCATATTCGTTTTCATACTTACAAAATAAACCCTTGGTTTTTATCCCTGACTTCTTTATTATGTCATAGATAACCAAAGCGTCTTTTCCGCCACTCCAACCATAACCGATATTCTTAATTGAAAAGTGTAATATACTACTCTTTAATCTCATAATAGCGTTTAATGTGAGTTTTCTTACTTCTTCCATAGTTACCAGGGTATCTATATGTTCCCACGCAACTAACCAGTCATAATTACTGCTTTTGTTCTTTTTTCCTATCAT